AAGCAGAAGCCCCTGACGCGCTTCCTGACCTTAATAAGCATCCCTGACCAGCGACTAATCCTGAAGCAATTGTAAAATTAATCTCACTAGAAATAACTGTTGATGTTGCAAAAGTTGGAACAGATGTGCAATTTTGTCCTGTAGGTGCAGATATAATTGCGTAATTTGCAGCCGTTCCTGATTGCTCTAATGCAGTTGGTCTATCTCTCATAGTGACTGGAAATGAAACTGCCCCTCGGGCAATTGTTGTGTTATCACAAAACGCATTAGCAAAAGGCTGATTATTTCCTGTTGCTGATATTCTATAATAATACCTCTGACACTGCGCTAACTGAGCATTGTACATCTGCCGCTCAAATGGTGTGGCGACAGTTCCTGCTTCAAGCTGTACGCCTGTGACGTAGAAGGTTGCGCCGTTAGTAGCAATAATATTAACTTGGCCTGTGACACCAAATAACGCTGTCGCGCCCCACGTATTAGCAGCCCCCACAGCAGATGTGCCAGCCCCTATGCCAAAGAATATCTGCGCTCCAATACCATTTGTAGAACCAACCCAAGTTCCAGTTGTGTCGCCAGCTATGGTTACTGATATTGCGGTCCAAGTGTTTGCTGAACTAATGGTGTAAGAAAAATTGTAGTTTCTGTTTTGTGCGCTGTTTTGAATACTGCCTCCAAACGTCCCCGTTAGACTTGAGTAAGCCCAAAAAGAAAGAGTGACAGTTTTTGCACCCGCCGTTCCCCAACCCATATCGGAAAAATTAAACCCTTCAATTTTTTGAAAGAGGACAAAGTATTCTCCCGCTCCTATTGAATAAGCAGAAGAAGAAGTACACCCAGCATAATTAGAAAACCCAGATGGCGGTGTTACAGCACCTGCATTTTGTTGAACGGTAAATTTTGAAGTTGCAATACTTTGATAGCTTTGCCACCTATCAACTGTATATTGCCCAGCATTAGTCACCGTTACTGCCGCCCCAGCATTACGCTGATCAATCCGCATGTCTCCATTGATGATGCGGTTGCGTAGAAAGCTGCTGGACATAGCCGCAGTGCCGCCAAAGGACACATTGCCACTGGCATCTGTTACCATGTTGACGGTAGCAGATGAGGCGTTCTGGAAGTTAGTAGCTACTCATGTCATCACTCCCACAAGGCTTTTAAGTTCTACTACGTCAGCAGCAGCATCAATGTCTATCTGCAACCCTGCGTACTTGTCTCGGATGAGTTGCCTTGCCGCTTCAGCCGCCACCGCCTCTGACGGGATCGTAGCCTTGATGTCAAGTGGTGCAAACTCCGCAGACCGCGCAGCACGACGCTTCTCATGGGCGATGGTCTTGGCCTTGTCTAAGTTGATCGTGATCATGCAGAATACTCCCAAGAATCGCGGAACGTGCGGTCAGATGGAATGTCGGACACATCTACAATCTTGAATGGCTTACCAGAAGGGACATCCTTGGCAGCGATTTCCTCAATGGTCATCGTCTCAAGAGCCTCTGGAGCGGGGATGAGGATGGAAACTCCACCGTCGTCGTTTGGATAAATGATTCGGTTCATTAGGCGATCCTTTTAGCGGAAGATAGAAACTTGAGCGCGATCAACATCAACAGTTGCTGGAGTTGGGCTTCGTGTAATAAACCTTAATGCTGATGCTGTCGGTGCTGTTATAGAACTTTGTGCCGCACCAAATGCTGAAGTCGAACCAGACGACGCCGCCCACACCTGTGCTGAATAGTTCGCATCCGGCATTGCTGTCGTAAAGTTCACGGTATAGTCACCCGTGCCGTTGTCGGCAACGCTCGTAACATTACCACTTGCACGAATAGTACAGAACCCAGCCGTGTTGGTCGTCCCATCAAAGTTTACCCACGCACGACAGCCGTATGCCCTTGCTGCCGAGCCGTAGCCGGAGTTGAATGCGAAATCTCCGCTTGAATTAATCACCGCCCGTGAAGTAGCATTAGTATAAAAGTCAATAGTCCCGCCAGTGCCGACAATTTGACCAATTTGTAAATTAAAATTATTTGTTGTGTTAAATATACGAGCATTATTCGCGGCGCTTACATCAATAACCAACCCAGTTGATGCGTCTGGGTTATGGAATGTAACCTGTCCACCCTCTGTAGACACAGGGCCAAGAGTGAGTTCCCCAGCTACGTGAAGTTTAGTGCTTGGCGTCGTCGTCCCAGTAAAGGCAATGGTATCAGCGGCAGGGAAGAATATACCCGTGTTGGTGTCAGCACCCTGCACTGCTGGAGTGGCAGCGGAGCCATCAACACCAGCGATACCTGTGGTTCCGTTAATAGTTACGGTCATGACATCACCTCAGTATCTTCTGGAGGATTAGGGTCTGTGAACTGGCCTGTTGCGGGGTCGTATATCCAATCAAAGCTGACAGGTGAGTCATCCGGTAAACCAACGAGGATCGTGCCTTCAGGGGCAGGATCAACAGACGGGTCAGCCATGATAAGGTTAACAACAATGTTGTCAGAGTTTTGAACTACTGCACATCTCATTATGTGTACTCCCAAATGCGGATTATACCAGCACCGCCAACGCCACCAGCCGCGCCTGTTTCATTAATTGACACCGCGCCACTACCACCGCCCCCACCGACATTTCCAGTGCCTCCAGCTAAGTTGGTCGCATTATAATTTTTACCCGCCGCACCCCCAGCAAAAAAACTACTTCCACCGCCTCCGCTATTAGCTTGTCCAAAAGCTACTACACCAGTATTACTAACGTCTAATGTTTTAACAGAACCATTATTCCCTACACCACCCGTATACGTGATTGTAAAATTTGTTGCTGAACCACCTGCACCACCAACGCCACCACCCGCAGACCTCGGTTGAGCTTGAAGTGATCCTAAGCCTCCAACACCACCAAGCGCACTATAGGTTGTAGCCCCTACAGTAATGGATGTTGTGCCACCAGTCCCCCCAGTTCCTCCAATATTTGCTGCTCCACCTGCTCCACCTGCTCCAATAGCGTAAGTATATGAGGTTGATGCCGCTACAGATATATAAACTCCACCCCCACCGCCGCCGCCACCTCCGCCGCCGCCGCCGCTATTACTGCCTTGTTGCCCGACATCAGCACCACCACCACCACCACCGCCACCAATGGCCTCAACATAAATTGAGTTGCAACCTGCTGGTGTTGTGTATGACGTGCCAGATGTTAGGATTTGTGGAGCGCGGATAAGCATCCCAGAGATACCAACAGGTGTTCCCGTAATCGTTGGGCTGCTCAATGTCTTATTGGTCAGCGTCTGTGTAGCGGCTAGACCTACAAGCGTGTCAGTCACAGCAGGAAGTGTGAGCGTGTTGGTTCCGGCAACGGCAGGAGCGTCTATAGTCACCGATCCAGATGTTGCGCCATTGAGCTTTACAGGCATTAGACAATACTCCATGTGCTGCCAGAAGGAACGGTGACCGTGACGCCGCTGTTCACGGTGATTGGGCCAAATGTTCCTGCGTTTTTGCTAGTCGTGATTGTGTAGTTTGTCGTCACAGTTTGACCATTCTCAATAAATATCTCATCAGGACCACCGCCCGTAGCACCGCCACCGACAGTTCCCCATAACGTACCGTTATAACCCTCGAACTTAAGAGCTTCAGTATTAAATCTGAACATACCGGAAGTAGGTGAGCCGCTGCGATTGGCTGTCGTACTTGCTGGAACTTTAATTTGTCCAGTGCCAGACATCGTAATGTCTGCAGTTACCGTTGTAGCACCGAGGGTTTTGTTTGTCAACGTTTGCGTAGTAGTTTCGCCAACTGGAGCATTTATAAATTCACGAATATCAGTTCCGTCACAGTAAAGATATGCTTTTTTACCAGTTAATACTGCAACTCCAGTTTGACCTGTAACTTTAACTGTAATCGTTTGACCAGAAGCATTATGAATAATATAAGGTCGTTCATATACTGGTACTTCAAAAGTTACAGCACCGCTTGGTGCTCCAGTAAATTTATAAACTAGATTGTGATAATCACCAATAGTGAAGTCAGTTACAGAAAGTGTTTGTGATGTAGATGAACTAGAAATCTCTAAATAAGAAGTAGTAGCCTTCTCAAGCATTTGAAGGTTTTCATTGGTGATATCGCCCCACTCATTGGACTTTTCACCAACTGCGATTAATTCCATTCTTAACGGTGAAGAAGTACTACTAGCCATTTATTAAACCCTCAATTACCCTGCGCGTTTTCTTCAGTCCAAGTTTCTGAACTTGAATTTATAATTTCAGTCCAAGTTTCGAAATCTGCATTTGGCACGACTGACCAAGTTTCACTAATACCAGTTGAAAGTAAGCCCCATGTTACAACATTATTACATACAATATTTAACTGCACACCAGTTGGAATTATATTCGCGTTAGCATTTACAACAACGCTCGGCGTTCCAAAAGACACAGAAATACCAGAAATATTAGTATTTGAATCACCGTATATATCAAGTGATCCTACACTAATAACTAAACCATTGCAAGTAACGTCTGTATTTGAATCTGCAGTTAAAACAACAGTACCTAAATCAATTGTCATACCTTGATTTATAGGCAATATAGTTGCACCAGCTTGTATAACAACTGATCCTATATTGATAGTAGTTCCAGTATTGCTTGTTAAAACTAATGCATTTGGTGTTTCAAATGCAGACATTTCAAATGCAGTTGTTTCAAATCCCAACATATATTAAACAATACTCCATGTACTTCCAGATGGAACTGTAACAGTTACACCAGAATTAACCGTTATTGGACCAAAAGATCCAGCATTGTCATTGGTAGGAATGGTATAGTTAGATTGAACTGTTTTGCTATTAAGTAAGAATACTTGATCTGTATAAGTACTTACTGATGCATTTACACCGCCGCCTACGGCCCCGCCACCAATACCAGCCCAAGCCGAACCATTATAACCTTCAAACGTAGTGTCAGTTGTATTGAACCTGATCATTCCTGTGACGCCAGACGGCTGTTGTGCCGTTGTTCCAGCAGGAAGTTTTAATGCACTAGTAGTTGGTAGAGTAACAATGCCAGTTGTAGCAACACTAAGTGCTGTTGTAGCACCATTGTTACCAACCTTCAGCGCAATGCTGTCAGTAGCACCAACACCAGATGTGGACTGCAATGTAAGAGTAGAAGAAACAGCAGTACCACCATTAACAACGGGAGAAGTTATATCTGTGATAAATGTTGGTGACGTGCCAAAAACCAACGCACCTGAGCCAGTCTCGTCCGTAACTGCAGAAGCAAGATTGGCAGAACTAGGTGTACCTAAGAATGTAGCTACGCCAGTACCAAGACCACTTACACCAGTACTAATAGGCAGACCAGTAGCATTGGTAAGAACACCACTTGCAGGAGTGCCCAAAGCAGGGGTTGTTAGAGTTGGTGACGTAAGTGTTTTATTTGTGAGGGTTTGAATACCGTCAAGCGTTGTAACGGTGCTGTCAATGCTGAATACTGTACCAGCCAGTTGTAGGCCAGTACCCGCAGAATACGATACTGGTGCTGCAAACTGCGTAAATACAATTGACGTGCTACCAATCGTTATTGGCAGCGGTGTCTGCTGAACCCAAGATGTATTTGCGTTTGTTGAACCATTTGTGATAAGTAAGAAATCACCAGCATTAATCTGATTAACACTGGAACCAGCTTCGTCAAAATCCAATGAACGAGTAAGAATGAATGGGTTAGATCCATCTCCTACTTGGGTTACTGTGTAAACACCGTTTTGAAATGCCGATGCTTGGTTTTTTACAAGGATTCTATTAGTAGAAGCGGGTGTGAATCCATCAACAGACAACGCAGCATTAGCTGTAGCTGTCAATGTTGCACCTACACCAGACGTACCATTGTCGTATGTACACGTTGCCAGTGCTGCGGCGGTGGCGTATTTACAAGCTTCGTGGAAGTTGATACCAGCAGACAAAGAATCTGCATATGTCTTATTTACAAGGTCATAAGCATTACTTGGAACAGTTACAGTAGTTCCACTAGTAATAGTTGGCGAACTTATTACTGGAGATGTAAGTGTTTTATTTGTTAGGGTTTGAATACCAGTAAGCGTAGCTACAGTTGTATTTATACCAAGCGTACCACTGGACAGTAGAAGGTCACCAGAAACAGCAATTTCTTCAGCAGCACCTGTACTCGCAGTAGTCCTGCCTACAAGCTTACCAGTAGCCAACTGCAACGTATGTTCAGCGTTCCAATTAGAAGGCTGAACAAGCGTTGCATCTGCTCCATCTGATTTAGCAGAAGTAAAATTATGTTTTAATGAAATCGTCATTATGACAACCTAATAATAGCCGTCGCTGCCGCTGCTGATGGGAACACAACCGTAAATGTTCCATTTGTTGAAGTTTGATCAGTCACAAAATCAAGAACTGCAATTGCTTTATCTGTTTTTGAAGAGTTATAAATAAGTCCATAACGAGCAGTAATAGTTGCTGATGTCCAAGATGTATCTGTAAAGTCTACAATTGCTGTAGAACTATCAAGAGAAATCACCGCACCTGTCAATGTGTTTCCACCCGCAGTATAACCTGTTCCTACAACTTCATTACTTGTGCTATAAGCTGTCGTTGAAGCCGACAAAGAAGCTGAACTTGTATATAACGCAAACTTGATAGTATCAGTGTCAAGGTCGTGAGTCCCACCAAGGACTTCTGTTTTAAATGAATTACAAACTGCACTCGCCATTAGATAAGACCCTTAGTTTTGAACTCGTCAGATGAGTTCTTTGTTTCCATAAGTTGCAAACGCTGCATTGCCTCAGTATAACTTGTTTTGTACATAGTTAAAAGGTCTGGCGCGGCTTGAAGATAAATCGCTCCCTCGTACACACACGCAGCGAATAGAACATCTTCTGCATTTGTACTAAGCCATGTAGTCGTTGCAGTAATAATAGAAGCTGGATTAAATGTGTATGAGATTTCAACAGTAGATGTAGCAGATGGTGTTGGTGCTAGAAATACCGTGGTAGCATCCCAATGAGCGTAGTATTTTGGTGTTCCTGTAGTTGTAGCATTAGGCGTGTATTCGCGAATAAAACTTTCTGCACGAAGTTCAAGAAAGTCCCCGGTGTTTAAACGGATATATCTTACAACCAGACAGTCTGCTGGTAATCCAAGATATGGGTCAGAGACAATCAAATTAGCAGTTGCGTGTTTTCTAAACAAACGAAGATCGGACTCACGAAAAATCCGATTTTCTGCATTTTTAATGATTTGATCTAAATTCGCGGCAAGTTCCGTAGACTCGTTGTTCAACCAGCTTACAATACCAGCTTTTAAAGTTGTATAGTTCATGGTCTACCACCTGCTGTGTGCGGAAATGCTGCA